CCTCATTGACTGTTCAATGTTGTAGGTCAGAGAAACGCTCTCATCTACAGCCTTCTCATCATTGGATGAAATTAGTGCCCTAGATAGAGGAAATAGCCCTGCAATGGTCAGAATAAGCAGATCACCTCCTTTCTTGATTAAGCACCTGCGTCCAATAGGCTCTCCAACGTTCCACACGCCCTCTAAGGCCCATGAGGATGAAGATGATGGATTAGTTCCTCTAAAGACCGCAATCTGCCCCTCAGAGGATATAACGACCAATTTATCGTCTATACCGTCGCCACCGTCCAGTGTCCAACTACCGCCAGCGACAATATACCCGCCACGATCAAAGTAACCATCAAGTCGGGTTCTGTTTGTAGCGCCACCAACTGAGTCAACGGGGAGATAATAGAGTGAAAGCGAGTTATTCAGTATTAAGTACATTCGACGCTTAAATACGAAGGAATTGACAATATCAGTCGTCGTCACACCCGTAATAGCAGGAGAAGAAGCGCCCGTAATAGTTGTCCACGTGGAACCATTCCAGTATCTAGGTGAGTCAGCACCGTTAAAACACGTTAAATAGGAGGTTCCAGCAGAGTTTGTGAAATTATCGTACTGCCACCGAGCATTAGTAAGACTGCCCTGAACTGCCGATCCTATAGCGCCCGCTGAAGTAACGTCATAAAACGAATCACCCGCAGCGGCAAAGAGTGTTTGGGTACTATCCTGCGAGTTATAGGGCATTAGTGTTTCAATTGCCGCACCAGCGCCCGTTACATGGTCTGCATAACCTCTACGGACTCGAATATCCGTTGTCTCACCGAACCAATTATCTGTGGATGCAGCGTATAATTCGTTCATATCTGCCAGGTTATCCCGCGTATTCCAACCACCCGTAGGAGCAGGCAGAGAAGCTGGCGTTGATACTTGGCGTCCTTGGGTTTTTTCCTAAATGCAGGCTGTCTCACGAGCCATAACCTGTAATTGGAATAATAATGCCCGCTTGACGATAATCTCTATCCCTAGACTCAAGGCTCAATGTCTCATTACCACCATCCCGAGCCATGGCATCAGTCACTCTACGCTCATAAGTCGCAAAGTCCTCTGCATACTCAAGACCTTTGGTTTTCAGCCATCGCCAGCGAATACCCAAAGCCATTAGAGATTCATCTAAAAGACCTAAATCCGTATCAGCAGCCCACTCTTGTTGAGCAGTACCACCGGAGGATTCACAAAAGCTGGTTGAATAGTAGTCAAAAGCCGCTGTATCAGCAGATGTTGGGGTAGGATCTATAATTAGATTCTTGCCACGCAGCATCCATTGTTGATATGGGCCGGTAACAGGAAAGGCTTGAAGTGTTTGGTAGGACTTGGAGTTGAGCGGGCCAATGATGGGCAAGCTAGTGGTACGGTTCCACATCGTTTGATCAGTGATGTAGTCATAATCCCCGTCGGAGATAACCGTACCGTTTAGAGCGCCTTGGGACGCAGCCAAAGTAATGGTGAAGGTGTTATTTCTAACAAGGGCCGACCACTGAAACCTAGCCCTTAAATCTTCACCTTCCTCTTGTGCCAGCGCCAGAAGTTGAGCGACTTGCGAATCACTATTGCCTATGACGTTCGTAGGCGTTGATATACCTATCCTAGCCGTTACCTTCTGAATCATTCCCAGTAGTGCCATTACCTTCTATCCCTTTAGGTGGTCTGCCGCGTTTCTTGGGGGTATTTTCGGCTCTTTCTTGCAAATCAGCAAGTTTTTGCTCGACAGCAGACATTTTAGACTCGCCTTCTTCGCGTAATTGAGCGTTTTCAGCCCTAAGAGCGATAATTTCAGCATTTTCCTGAGTAGAAGACTTGAGATAATTGATCGCTTTCTTCTTAATCTCACGCGCGCCCATGCCTAGAGCATCCATTGTTTCTTCGTTCATTTCAGCCGCTAACTCAATCGAGACAACGCCCAAATCAACCATATTCTTCTGTTGAGCCATGTTCACCATGTTCCAACTAATGACCGGAGTCCCGTCGATAGGGTCAGAATGCTTCTCTTTCCAGCGAGTATAAGCCGCGTGACAAGCATCAGAATAACGTTGAGAGATATGACCGTGATGTAGCCGTTCTTTGATCTTATCGAACCAGGGCGTATACGGGACGTTGAAGAAATAGGATTCTTCATAGCGTTCGTCGATTTCTTCTTCAATCTCACGAACCTCACCTTCAACTTCACGTGTTCGATAAACCTTCTTCTTACGGGTTTTCTCGATGAGCTTTTCCTCAACATGCCAGCCTTCAACAATATCAGGGGTTTCACACTTAGTATCGCCAATGGCGCGGATAAACACCTTCACTTGAGGTAGATAGACCGTTCGACCTTGCTTTTCAGTCGCATTGACATCAACAACCGTACCCTCAACAAACCGCAATAGGGGTGGATCGTCCTCTTGAAGCCCTTTACCGCCATTACGAGCAATCTGCTCTGCTGTTGCCGCATTTACTACGGGGGTATTAATCATGCTCATAGAATGGTTCCTATTAGTGTGTAATAAAAAGTCACTTTATACTTTCATGGGGCAAAAAAATAGCCCCTCAGACCATCATCCAAGGAGCTAGATTTTCCTAACTGATATTAGAAGGCAAAAGCAGCCATACATTTATCAGCAGAGTCGTCAATCGCATAAGCGCAGACAGGATCATCAGCAGCAGTAGCGAGAGTTAGAGTCTTATCCGTGGTAGACAAGAACAGCGCATCACCATCAGCAGGCGTACCCGCTAGATTCTGATTTGCCGTAAATGGCCCTCGAACTTGAATCCAAGTGTAGTAAGAAGTCGCTAGAACACCAGCAACAGCAGCGAGTAACACGCCAGCACCAACAGGCTTAGTAGCCGCATCAGTATTGTCAGTTACAACAGTGTTGTTCTCAGTAGCGCCAGGAGATCCTAGATACCCAACAACGTCACCAGCTACACCGGCAACAGTCGCAGTTTCATTACGAACTTTCACGTACTTGTAAACTTTACCGTCATAGTGCTGATCAATAAGACCTTCAGCGAACTGAGCCGTGGAATCAACGCTAGTCAGTTGTACACCAATCAAAGTACTCATAATATCTCCTTATGCTTTCAGCACGCCTTGAAGTGAACGGTTAGAACAAGTCAAGTTACCCATCCAGATGATTGGGATAACAACCGCGTCCTGATTGATTGCTCGTTGCTCGTCAACTTCTGTCATGTTGGCATCAGTGTGACAAACGAGCTTCAGGTAATCTGTGTTCAAGGCATAGCCGTGAGCAGAAGAAATACCGGAGCCACCGTCAAAGACAACATCAGCAGTCTTGTACTTCAGTGAAACAAAACCAGCACTGGCAGAATCCGTAGATCGGTCAGTATCAGAAGTGTAACGCTTTAGAGACACCTGAGAGCCTTCAAAGAAGGTGTAGTAGTCGTTAGACATAACAAGCAAATCAGGCTTGTCCATGCCGCGAACCAGTTGGAGCCAAAGTTGTTGCAAGAATGGCTGTTCAAAGGTTGTTGCAGAAACAGTAATTGCGCCACCAGAAATCGGTGCAGCAGCAGACTGAACTACAGCTTGCCAGAACGTGTAAGTATCGCCATCAATGCCGCCAAGCGTGCCACCAGCAGTATCAGGAATAATAGACTGAAGTCCGTTAATCTGATTTGAAGCAGTACCATCAGAGTAAATATCTGAAGACATGCTGTTTCCATAGGTTCGCATAGCGTTCTTTAAGCGAGATTTAGCCAGGTTGGTAATTTGTGAATCACCGGAGTTAATTCGCAGTTCTCGACCAGAAGCCGTGATATGAACCGCAGATTGCTTCCAGTTGAACTCAGCAGCAGAAAGAACATCAGATGCAGAAATATCCAGAGAGTCATAACCTGAATAACGCTGGTACGTGCCATTCTCGGCATAGTCCAGTTCTTGAACGATTGAAAGACCGCCGTCAACTTTCTCAGTTCGGCCCTTCGTCTTCATTCTGCCTAACAGAGCATTGTTGTTGCTCACGTTATCGGCAAAACTGCCTTGGTGCTTACGGAACGTAGTGGTGACTAGCTCCGAAAACGTACTATTTGGGGAAGTCATAAATACCTCACAAGATCATTTAATTGTTTCGAGACTTAATTTTTCTCATAGTCTCAGCCATTGTATCTTCAACGCTTCCTGTGGGTTCTGGCTGTTCGGCAGCATGGGAGGATTTTTTACGAACATTGGCCTGTGAAGCCTTTTTCGCTTTCTCCGTATGCGCCTTAGCTTGCGATTGGGACGAGGTTTGTTGTTCTACAAACGGTCGAGTCTCATCACTAGCCCATAATGCGTTATTGTAAGCGTCCTCCAAACCTAGACTTGGATTAGCTTCAATCATTGCAGCCATTAAAGACCGCACGTTCTCGAAGTAAGGATATAACAAACTCCCGTCTTCGTTTTGAGCGTTCTGAAAACTACTTACCTGTTGGGTAACTTCGTAATCCTGACGCTCTTGTTCGGTTTTCTGGCGCTCCTGCTGAAGTAAAGTTCTTACCTCATCAGCACTCATACCTTGCGGTTGTTGAGGCTGTGGAATCGCTCCTTGAGTCAAATATGCCCTAAGTTGGTTGATAAAGCCATAGTCTTGGGCTAATTGACCAATCATCTGCACTTTTTGGCCCATTTGACCTTGGCGAAGAATGTAGGCTGACTTCATCATCGAACTTATAACGTCATTAGCGGTAGAGTTTTCAGCCTGAATCATCGCCTCATAGGGCTTTAACACAGCTTCCATTTCATTAAAGCTGTCTACTTTCTGTTTGTATTGAGAAAAGCCGTTAGAAACGTCTAGTTCACGCTTTCTAATCTCTGCTCTGACTTCGGGATCAAGCGCGGCCCATTTGGACTTTGGGCCTGCTCGCCAGGTTGTAGGAGGATTGGCAATGGACGGATCTTCAAATACGGGTTCTTCAGCAGGTTCTTCTTCAACTTCCTCAGCGGGAGTTTCTGATACAGGTTCTTCAACAGGAGCTTCGACCTCGGTAACAGGCTCATCTATGACTTCATCAGTGGTTTCTTCTTCGACTTCTTCTTCAGCACGACCCTTAATTTCAGCTAGGGTTTCTTCCATTGATTCGTCGAGACTTTGTTCTGACATAGGTGTACTCCGTTGTTAGAACGTCCAAGATATTTTGGCATCGCCGTTTTTATCTTGTTCTGATGGTGGATTATTGCCGTATTTAATATCATTTAATGTCTCAGGTAAAGATTTGTCGATTGCCTCCATCAGCTTCTTTTCTTCGTGGGCTTTGTAATTGTCTGCTTCTTGCTGTTCAGTCTTACGACCTTCATAGACTCTTGAGCCAGTGGAGTGAAGATCATACCTGTGAGCGCGTCTACCAGAGACTAGCTTGCCGGTAACGTCAGAAACGTATTCAACAGTGGTATCACGTTGTATAAAGGCTGTTTTGACCGTTTCTCGGGGCAACATATCGTACTGCGCCCACATAAAGTCAGGCACTAACTTTCCGCTCTTAGGGTCTTGCTTGTACCGAACTGCTTGGGTTTCAGGGTCTAGGTCTTCGTTCTCACCCCGTTTACCGAATGCAGCCTCCCATTTAGATGCTTCATCAGCTAGAGAGATTGCCCTTGGCCTGCGTCCTGAACCCTTGCTCATTTATCACCGCCTTTATGAATGTGTACCTCAAAGAACCCGTCTTCAGCCGTATGCTCAACAGACTTGAGTTTAGGATGCGTGAACTGAGCCATACGCTCCCATTCCTTGTTAGCTTCGATCAAGGCAGATAAGTCGGAATCAGCAGCACCATCTTCAATACGCTTCATTATCGCCGCTTGTAGTCGAGCAGCGTTCTCGGCAATCTGAATGATCGGGTCAAAGTCCTCGCCATACATAGACTTCAAGCGGGTTAATAGAAACTTCTCATTACGCTTACTTGCCAACTTGATTCTCCTTAACCGCTAAAGATCGCATCTCAAACTGGTGCTTTTCACGATCCTGAACCATTTTCATCTCGATTTCTTTAATCTTAGCCTGATGAGCCATCTGGTCTTGCTGCCCCTGCATCTGCATTTTTTGCATTTCAGACTGCATGTGCTGCTGCTGTTGCTGACCCTTCATTTCAAGTTCCTGCATCCTAGACTGCATTTCAGCCTGAGATTTCTGCATTTCCATCTGTTGGGCTTGCTGTTCGGCCTGTTTAGCCCCTGCATCTTCATCAGGAGTTTCTTCAATAGGCTGATCAATAGCTTCTTCAACCTCACGGCCTAGCTTAAAGCGTCTAAGCATAGAGATAAGCAATTGCTTTGCCGCATCTTTGGATAATATCCCTGTTTCGAGCAATGGGCCTACACCGTGACCAAACTGCGAAATACCCTGAAGCATGGACGATAAGGCTTCTTGATTAGCGGCTTGATCGGCTTCAATCGTTGAATCAGTCTCAATGTCGATCAGATAATTGCGAAGTAGCTCATTCTCCATCAACTGCTTAACTTTCTCCCACGTAACAGCGTTAACCAGTTCTTCAGGTGGCTGTTGTGGTTGCGGAGGTTGTTGACCAGGTTGAGGTGGTTGCTGTTGTGCGGCTTGCATCTGTTGTTGTTGCTGCATCTGAAACTGCTGGATCTGCATCATCTTTTCTTCTTCAGTCATTAATTCAACTGAAGTCATGCCTTTCAGAGTTTCAATCGAGAACTTCTCTGCAATTAGCTCGCAAGTCATTCTCAACGTATCCCGAGCGTATTTCTGCACTTCCTTTTGCTTTGATGACAATCTCTGAGAGCCAAAGTTGGCCTTTATCTGTTGTAGCGCCCAAAGTCTCGTTAGGGTTAGATTGGCCCGTACGAATGTCTGAAATGCCGGTAATCTCGTAAATTTGCTGCACTAAGTCACGTCGATACACACGAAGCTGCAACAAGACCTCAACCAAGGCTTTGTTTGGAAACATCCAGATAGCTTTTTCGATCCCGCCGCTTTCAATTAATCTTGCTAGGTTTTCAGCAGGAATCATTTTGTTGTCGCCTGCATCAAACAACTTATCTAACTCCGACAAAGTTCCGTCATAAATACCGCGAACCCGCAAAGAATCAGATATACGTCGCTCTCGTACTACCACAGTATTTAAAGTAGTCGCTAAAGCCTCGTATTGGGAATATTCAGTAAGCGGAACCATTGAAGTTGTTGATTTTATCGAATACAACGGCTTCGGCATCGGCCAAAACTTTTTCAGGGACAAGGGATCGTCTTCGATTTTAATAAACGAATCCTTGTAGCCTAGCGCGTACCACCTTACTTTTCTGTCTCCTTTGCACCAGATTTCGTAAATCGTAGCCCGGTCGTCAATTCGCTCGGTCTTGTCCGTTTTTGCATCACTCATGTCAGAAGCAATGTCATAGGAAATTTTATCGGCAAATTCTTCAGCAAAATCCTTTACCTGGGCTTTGTCTAGGTGGTGAATAAACGCCAACCACGGTAAATCTTCCCATGATTCCGCCGGACCTAGCAATATTTTGTCCCAGTCCCACGGCACAAGCTTAATTTCTTCTGACTCTACTTTATCTGGCGATGTTTCATTGCCGTCATCATCAACTTCAGCCGGTGTAATCTCTGCTTTGTATTTTATTCGGGTAACTGCACGACCGGGCAACAGCATGTCATGCACAGCCGATTCCATAGCGTTATCCATGCCGTATTCTTCTAGGCAATACGCTGATGCGTCTTCAAGCACTTTTGATACGTGCCGGCCTAAAATATCCTCTTGCCGAAACCTACGGCGAATATCGGGTTTGGGGATCTGCGAATATAACGATGGTTCAAGTGTTTCGACGTTTGCCCACAAAATATTAAACGAATTTGATTTCTCGCCTTTGGAATTCTTTGATTCGCCGTTTCTGAAAGTTTTTATTGTCGTGTTTTCCGTCCTCACACCAGTCTTCATCACGCTTTTCAGATAGCTTGATGT